CGGTTCGTCCGGATGAGTACGTCGCGTGGTTCGGCGCGGTCGCGGCTGGAGTCGAATCGATTCTGGCGCCCGATGGCTCCTACTTCCTCAACATCAAGGAGCACGCCGACGAAGGTGAGCGCGATCTGTACGTGATGGATCTCGTCATCGCGCACCGGCGGCAGTGGGGCTGGCGATTCGTAGACACGTTCTGCTGGCGCAAGACCGATAACGGCGTGCCGGGCGGCTGGGGAAACCGATTCAAGAACGCTTGGGAACCGGTGTTTCACTTCTGCCGCCAGCAGCAGATTAAGTTTCGGCCGCAGGCCGTGAGCCACGAGTCGGAGGACTGCTTCGACTACTCCCCGAACAATCCGAAATCAAACTCCGGGAGCGGCCTCCTGGGGACCGGCGCGCGGGGCGCGGCCGCGGACGGGGGGAAGAACCAGAGTGCGTGGCAGCGCAGCAGGAACAGTCTGTCCGACGATTCGGATGGCCGGCACACCGGACTGGCGCGCCCGAGCAACGTGGTGGAAGTGAAATCGGAATCCTCGCAAGGCTCGCACTCCGCTCCGTTCCCGCGCGCGCTGGTGGAGTTCTTCTTGCTGGCGTACTCCGATGCCGGCGACGTGGTCTTCGATCCGTTCATGGGCAGCGGAACGACGATGGCCGCGGCGGCGTTGCTCGACAGGACCGGTTACGGCTGCGAGATCAGCCCGGCCTATTGCGATGTGATTGTGCGGCGGGTTATGAATCTGACCGGCGAGAACCCGGTCCTCGCGGCCACTGGCGAGACGTTCGCCGCTGTTGCGGAGTCTCGCGGCGTCCCGGCAGACCAGGCGATGAATCCGAAGCAGAACGACGCGCTGCGCATCCAGCACCACGGACCCAATCCGCACTACGGACCGAAGAGGAAAGCCCAGGCATGACGGCGAAATCGCGCACTACGAATCGGGAAGTCGCCGGCATGGGTGCAGCGTCTCCGCGCTTCCGCGACCTCGCCGTACAGATTTGGCCCATCGACAAGTTGATCCCGTACGCCCGGAACGCCAGGACGCACACGGACGAACAGGTGGCGCAGGTTGCCGCCAGCATCATCGAATTCGGGTGGACGAACCCGATCCTTGTCGGTGCCGACTGCGTAGTGATCGCCGGGCACGCGCGCCTGGCGGCTGCTCGACGCCTGCGCATGGACGAGGTGCCGGTCATCGTGCTGGATCACCTCTCGGAAACGCAGAGGCGCGCGCTCATTCTCGCGGACAACCGCCTGGCCATGAGCGCGGGATGGGACGAGGAGATGCTTCGCGTCGAACTCGAATCGCTGAAGGAGGACGCGTTCAATCTCGATCTGGTCGGCTTCACGGACGAGGAAGTCGAGGAGTTGCTCCGCGAGCCGGAGACCACGCAGGACGGGCTGACCGATCCGGACGCGGTTCCGGCTGAGCAGGAGGCCATCGTCACGGTGCGCGGCGACGTATGGGTTCTCGACCAGCACCGGTTGCTCTGCGGGGACGCCACGCAGATGGCCGACATCGAAAAAGTCCTGGCTGGCGGGCTGGCCGACATGACGTTCACCGATCCGCCGTACAACGTCGCGTATGAAGGCAAGACGGCGAAAAAGCTCACCATCGACAACGATGCTCTCGGCGGCAAGTTCTATGAGTTCCTGCGGGACGCCTCGGCCAACATGCTCGCGATGACGAAGGGCGCCATCTACATGTGCATGTCCTCGTCGGAGTTGCACACGCTCTTCCGGGCGTTCACCGATGCCGGCGGCCACTGGTCCACCTTCGTGATCTGGGCCAAGCACCATTTCACTTTGGGCCGGTCGGACTACCAGCGGATGTACGAGCCGATCCTGTATGGCTGGCGCGACGGGACGCAGCACTTCTGGTGCGGCGACCGGAACCAGGGCGACGTGTGGTTCATCAAGCGGCCCATGGCGAACCTGGAGCACCCGACCATGAAGCCGGTGGAACTCGTCGAGCGTGCGCTCCGCAACAGCAGCAAGACCCGCGACACGATCCTCGATCCCTTCGGCGGGTCGGGGACGACGCTGATCGCGTGCGAGCGCGCCAACCGCCAGGCGCGCGTCGTCGAACTGGACCCGAAGTACTGCGACGTGATCGTGCGCCGGTGGCAGGATTACACGGGCGGCAAGGCGGTTCTCGATGGCGGCGGAACTTTCGATGATGTTGCACCGGAGCGATTAAAGAATGCGGTTTGAATCGAACGGTGCCACAAGGAGATTGCGGCAATCGAAGCGGAGATCCGCGCCGGGAATCCCGACCTTCAAGGCCTGTGCCTGGCTCTCTCGGACTGGTCGGCGGAGTTGCGGATCATTAAAGACGAGCAACGCCGCCTGCGGCGAGGCGGCGATTGGCAAGCTCTGTGGAACTGCGGGGAGGGTCCTACTTCAGGAGGTCCGTGATCTCGTAGGCGATGCGGTAGTCGCCGTCGATTCCGCGAGCCCAGACCTTGTACGTGTACGGGCAGATCCCCGGATCTTCTCCGCGCTCGATGCGGCGCATCCGGCTACGCAGGTCACTTTCGGCGATCTCCTTCGCCTCGTTGATAGTGCTGGCGACTGCGACCGGCTCGTGGTGCCCTTCCTCGTCCTCGGCGATCAGCATCGCCAGGCCCAGTTCGGTGTCGGGCTGCAGCGGGAACGCAAATCCGTTGTAACTCGTGGTCTGCTTCTTGGTTCGTGCCATCTGGTTCGTCTCCTTGCATGACGATTCATCACTCCGGCGCACCCGGAAGGCAAGGCAATAATCGCGGAGTGCCGTAAAAAAAGCCGCCCGTTTCCAGGCGGCTGATTGGGAGGCAAGCGTGCCTACTTGGCAACGCGGTATGTCCGCTCGCCGGCTTCGTTCTTGGTGGACTCGACCGTGAGGCCCATTTTCTTGGTGAGGTTTCCGCTGATGAAGCCCCGGATCGAGTGGTTCTGCCAGTCGGTGGCCTTGGCGATCTCGGCCATCGTCGCGCCCTTGGGGCGGCGCAGGAGGTCCAGGATGATGTTCTTTTTCGAGAACTCGCGCGGCACTTTGGCTTCTTTCACTTTGGCGGCCTTCTTGCTGGCGACCTTCTCCTTGGCCTGCTTCTTCGGCGCGGCCTTGGCTTGCTTGGCGGCTTTCTTCGCGCCCTTGTTGGCCTTGGGCGCGCCCTTCTTCTGGCTGGCAGCCTTCTTCGAGGCGGCCTTCTCCGGCGCGACCTGCGCGCCCTGTTCCGCAACGGCGGCGGTTTCGGTGGTGTTGGTAGCTTCTGCGTTCTTCATGGTGTTTATCCTTTTGGCGGTTGATCCGCGCATGACGATTCATCACTCCGGTGGCCCCGGAAGGCAAGGGCTTATTTCGGGAATAAAAACATGCCAGTAATGAGCCAGCGGGCGTACTCCCGACAGCGCGGAGTCTCGGCGAGCACCGTCCAGAAGGCAATCGCGTCTGGTCGCATCCACACCTTGCCCAACGGCCAGATCGATTCCGAGATTGCCGACGCGGAGTGGGCGCGCAACACCCAAACCCAAGCGCCACCAGTGGACCGGCGCGGCCAGCAACCAGAAGACGACGCGGAGGTCTTTGGCGCGTCGCAGTATACGAAGGCGCGGGCGGTGCGCGAACACTACCAGGCGCGCCTCGCCAAGATCGATTACGAGGAACGGATCGCGAAGCTCGTCTCGGGCGAAGAGGTCCAGGTCGCCGCCTTCAATAAGTTCCGGCAGTTCCGCGACGCGATGATCAACCTCCCCGACCGCCTGGCGGCGATGCTTGCCGCCGAGACCGTAGAGACCACGGTGCATGCGCTCCTCACGAATGAGATCCGGAAGGCCCTGAATGATTTTGCCGACGAATCTAACGGCTGAAGAGATCTACGGTGCAGCCGCGGCGGCTGGCGCGCGGCCGGACCCGTTGCTTACGATTTCTCAGTGGGCCGACCGCTATCGCTGGCTCTCGCAACGCGCGTCCGCAGAGCACGGGCGCTGGCGCACGGAGCGAACGCCCTATCTGCGCGAGATCATGGATTGCCTTTCGCCCATGTCGCTCATCGAGCGTACGGTGTTCATGAAGGGCGCGCAGATCGGCGGCACGGAGTGCGGCAACAACTGGATGGGCTACATCATCCACCAGGCGCCGGGGCCGATGATGGCGGTGCAGCCCACCGTCGAGATGGCCAAGCGCAATTCGAAACAGCGCATCGATCCGCTGATCGAAGAGTCGGAAGTCCTGCGGAAACTCGTCCGCGATCCGAGGTCGCGCGATTCCGGCAACACGGTTCTGTCGAAGGATTTTCCGGGCGGCGTGCTGGTGATGACCGGGGCGAACAGCGCGGTGGGCCTGCGGTCGATGGCCGCGCGGTACCTGTTCCTCGACGAAGTGGACGCCTATCCCGGCGATGTGGAGGGCGAGGGCGACCCGATCACGCTGGCGATGGCGCGCACGCGGACGTTCGCGCGCCGCAAAGTGTTTCTGGTATCGACACCGAAGATCACCGGCATGAGCCGGATCGAGTCGGCGTATGAGGAGAGCGACCAGCGGAAGTACTGGGTGCCGTGTCCGACGTGCCGCGAGTTCCAGATCCTGAAGTTCGCGCAACTGCGGTGGCCAAAGGGCGATCCGCAGAGTGCGGTTTACGTCTGCGAGCACTGCGGCCAGGAGATTCGCAACCACCAGAAGCACTCCATGCTGGCGCGCGGCGAGTGGCGGGCCGGCGCGAAAGGCGACGGTAGGACGGCGGGCTTCCATATCTCCAGCCTGTACAGTCCGGTCGGTTGGTTCTCGTGGGGCGACGCCGCCAAGCAGTTCGAGCAGGCGCAGAAGAACCCGGCGTTGCTTCAGGTCTTCGTCAACACAGTGCTGGGCGAGACTTGGACGCTGCTGGGCGAGGCGCCGGAGTGGCAGAAGCTGTATGACCGCCGCGAGTCGTACAAGATCGGCACCGTGCCGCCTGGCGGGCTATTCCTTACGGCGGGCGCGGATGTCCAGAAGGACCGCATCGAGGTTGAGATTACCGCGTGGGGTCGGGGCAAGGAGTCGTGGTCGGTCGATTACCGGGTGCTCGAAGGGGACACGTCGCGACCGCAGGTTTGGGAGAAGCTAACCGCGCTCTTGAGTGAGACGTTCCCGACGGCGTCCGGTCTGGAGTTGCAGATCCTGCAACTCGCCGTGGATTCGGGCTTCGCCACCATCGAGGTGTACCAGTGGGCGCGAAGGCAGGGCGGGCGCGTGCTGGTGATCAAAGGCGATTCGCGGACGCCCGCTCTCATTGGATCGGCGTCTCCGGTGGAGGTGGGCCCGGCGGGCGCGAAGCTGAAGCGCGGCGTTAGGGTTTGGCCGGTCAATTCCGGCATGGCCAAAGAGGAACTGTACCGTTGGCTTCGGCTCGACCGACCCACCGATGAGGATCTCGCGAAGGGGATTCCCTTCCCTCCGGGGTATTGTCACCTCCCGCGCTATAGCGAGGAGTACTTCAAGCAGATCACCGCCGAACAGTTGGTGACAAAGATCGTCAAGGGCTATCGCCGGCACGAGTGGCAGAAAATGCGCGAGCGTAATGAGGCGCTCGATTGTCGCGTGTATGCTCGCGCGGCGGCTGGACGGGTCGGCATTGACCGTTTCCAGGAGAAGCACTGGGGCGACCTCGAACGCCGGGTGGGCGCGCCTCCAGTGCAGGACGTGAAACAACCGCCGCAACAGCAGCGCACGGATGGCAGGCAGACCGCGCGCAACCGCGTGCGTTTCAGGATGGATCTCTAATGGCATTCACGCAGTCCGATCTCGATGCTCTCGACGCCGCGCGGAAGCAGGGCGCGAGGCGAGTCCGGTTTCAGGATCGCGAGTTCGAGTTCGATTCCGTCGACGATTACCTCAAGCTCCGGAATCTGATCCTGAATGACGTCGCCCAGCAGTCCGGGCCGCAGCAAGTGCGCCAGGTGCGCATCTACACGACCAACGGTTGGGGCCACTAAATCGCCGTGCCAATTGAAACGTTGATGACGCTCGCGCGCCAAGCCGGGCACGAGCCGATGCCGATCCCGCGCGTCCCACGTACCCGCGCGATGGGGACGTTCCCGTTCGATGCCGCCGGTCGCGGGCGTCGGGGAATGGGATGGAATCCGCCGTCCCTCGGCCTCAACACGCTCCTGTTTTCGCATGGCCTGGAGTTGCAGGCGCGCAACCGGGACGCGGTTCGAAACAGCGCGTGGGCGGCGGCGGCCGTCGATTCCTACGTCGCCAATGCCATTGGTCGCGGCATTCGCCTGGTGCCGCACCATCCGGACGATAAGATCCGCGACCTGATCACCAGGAAGTGGAATCGATGGATACGCGAGTGCGACGTCGAGTACGACCCGCGGAATCCTGCGTCGGGCCAGACGGATTTCTATGGGCAGCAGATGGTGATTGCTCGCGAGGTCATGGAGGCCGGCGAGTGCTTCGTCCGGTTCCGGCCGCGTTCTGTGAAGGAAGGGCTTACGGTTCCGCTGCAACTCCAGTTGATCGAGGCAGAGCAGTTACCGTTGTGGCGGACGGCTGTCGAGCGGATGCCGCCGAACAACTCAGTCCGGTGCGGCATCGAGTTTCAGACCGATGGGCGGCGCGCAGCGTACCACTTCTGGAAGGCACATCCGGGTGAGACGATGTTTTTCCCGATGGACGCTCTCTCGGTAGAGCGGGTGCCCGCCACCGACGTGTTGCACGTCTACAAGCCGATTCGCGCGGGCCAGTTCCGGGGGCAGCCGTGGCTCACATCGGTGATCGCGAAGCTCTACGAACTGGAGCAATACACGGACGCCGAGATCGTCCGCAAGAAACTCGCGGCGATGATCACCGGGTTCATCACGCAGGCGAGCCCGGACAATCCGATCATCCCTCCGGACCAATATCAGAACGGGCCGGGCCAAACAGAGCCGGGGGTA